AAACACAGAAACTCCATTGCCGCAAGGGATGAGTCTCGAAGACGCCCTGCGGAACGACTTGGCTGCGGAAGGGATCACTGACAAGGACATCGCCGGGGTCTGAGGATCGGATCGGCCCGGTAGCGAACTCGTTTCAACGAAAGGAACAGGACGATGGCAGAATGGTCACGGATCGTGAACACCACGATCAAAAAGTACGTTCGCGGAGAAGAAGTCAACGTGCTTCGAAACCGCAAGCTGACCGCGCTGCTTCGCTCTCGCGGCCGACTGAAGTTCAACGCGAGCGGCGAACAGCTTGATTGGAAAGTCCGCTACAAGCGAGCGCCGCTTTACGGCTTCGCGGACGCCGACACCCTCACCTTCGCGCGGCGCAACAAGTGGAAGACGGCCAACTTGCCGTGGCGTGGCTACGCGGCAACGGACAGCATGACGAAGAAAGAACGGTTGATGAACAAGTCGACCGAAGCGATCATCAAGCTGTATTCGACCGTGGCCCGGACGCTGATGGAAGACATCGAAGACCAGTTCGGAGATGAACTCTACATCGACGGAAACGCCACCGGCAACGGCAAGCGGATCCACGGTGCCGAATCGTGGTTCGCAACGGACGGCAGCATCAACGAGAGCACCGGCGCCCAACGCGGGACAGCGAACGCTGCCGACCGTGCGATGTATCCCAGTGACACGTACGCCGGTTTGTCGACGCAACTCGGCAACTACGGCGGCACGTGGTCAACGGTCTGGCCGACAGGGACCGGCGATGCGCATTACGACTTCTGGACGCCATTGATCGTCAACTACACCTCCAGCGCGTTCGGTGGAACCGGCGACACGTGGGCGACGCAAGGCGATGAGGTCTTGCGCTGGGCGATCGTCATGTCGCAGAAGAACAAGTCCAAGCGGGGCATGATGGATCTCGCCCTGATCACGAACGACATGTTCTTCGACTTCAAGAATCTGATGGACGGGAAAGAGCGGTTCATGTCGCGTCCCGGCCGCAACGAAGGAAGCCTCGCAAAGCTGGGCTTCACGGACGTCATCAACTACGACGGGGTCGACGTCACCAGTGAGTACGGCATTCCGTCCGACACCGGCTACTGCTGGAACTTGGACGCGATCATGCTTCATTCGCTCCAGGGGCAACTGTTTGTTCCGGAAGGTCCGGACTTCGACATCGCATCGAAAAGCTGGAGATTCTCCATCGACTTCTTCGGAAACCTGGAGTGCAATCCGCGTTGCCAGTGCAAGCTGATGGACTACGCCGACGAGTAATCTGAAAAAGACTCGCGTTGGCTCGGTTCGGTGACAATCTGGAAGAGATCGCCCGACGAATCACTGCGTACCTAGAAGGAGAAGAGTACGATGGCTCGAAATGAAACGCCGCCATTTGAAAGAGGTCTCACGTTGTACAACGGGGACTCGATCGACACCGACAACCTCGCCGGTGCAGACATTATCGGCAAGGAGTGGCTGTTCGAGGACCGAAACGCGAACACCGGCCTTGACAGAACGAACCAGTACGTCAAGTGTCGTGCCGTTCGAAACAAGGCGTCGTTCAGCCTGCGACCGAAACGACTCGTGAGGTTCTCGACGACCGCCGGTGAGTACGGCAACTGCGTTGACGGTTACAACACCACGTACATGACCACGCACGATGGGAGTTCCGCCGATGGTACGCCGTCGTTCCCGGTCGACGAGTATCTCCCGGCAGCGGGCGTGACCACGAACGATGTGTTTTGGATCGTCGTCGAAGGACCGGCAGTCTGTCTCACGGACATCGCCGCCGCATCGACCAACGTCCATTCGGTCGGAGGTCGAATTGCCGGACTGACGGCCGCGACGTCGGGGGCTACGACAGCCGGACGTGTCCAAACCGAACCAGCGCTTGCCGCCGCGACGTCCGGAGTCGTCGATTTCACTTCGATGCTTGACGTTTCCCGGTTGGCAGTCGGGAGGGCGCTAACGGCGAAGACTACGAACAACACCAACGACGACATCCTGGTCAACGTCTGCCGCTGGTGATCGCGCGAGGAAGCGATGAGCGCAGTTCTGGAAGAACCGCGTCGGGAAGTCGAGGTCCGGCTTCCCGACGCTTTCCGAACTTTCAACGTGGTCAACCCGGCCAGAGACCTCAATCAACTAGCGAACCTGATCGAAGAGGTCAGAGACTACGACACGACGAAACCGCTAGTCTACTTGGAGGTCGGAACTTGGTGCGGTTGTTCCGCGTACGCTGCATCGTCTCTGCCGAACGTGCGTGTTTTCTGCGTCGATCACTGGGGAGGAACTCCCGGAGATACGACGTGGAAGACGGCGAAAGAACACGGTGCAGGGACGATCTACCGTGCTTTCTGTCACAACATGGGAAACCGCCTCTACAGCACGGTTTTTCCGGTTCACGGCTTTTCGATAGATGTATCGCGGCGGTGGAAACTTCCGCTTGACGTTGTGTTCATTGACGCGGCACACGACCTGAATAGCGTACTTCAGGACTACAATGCGTGGAGGCAGCACGTCAAACCCGGTGGCCGAGTGATTGGGCACGACGCCTGGATGTTCGGCGTGAAGCGTGCATTGAAGAGGATTGACGGAGTCAACGTCGAGAAAAACATCTGGTGGGTGGATATTACGTGAGATTCTTAGCAGCGTAGATCGGGCGAGTAGGAATGCTCGCATCGGGGTGGTGAAAGCCACCATTCGGGGGGCTGCGGGAGGTGAATTCCACCTCCCGCAGTTTTTTTGGTAGACATGGCATTGCGCGATTGATACTCTCTTGTGTGAGAGAACTCGGCTTACGCCTCCTCACGGCCCAATCCACGTGGGGAGGCGATTTTGACGTGGCGTGGAGTGTTGGTTCTCCGCCGGGCCTCATAAGTCCGGTCACGTCGGTTCGATTCCGATCGCCACAACTTTGACTGCGGAGGTTGAAAATGGAGTGTGATACATGCCAGCACCGGCGAAGATGCTCGTTGCCAGATTCCCAGGAGGTTACTCAGAAAATCCAGACGTGACGGACTGGCTTGTCAAGACCGTCTGTTCCATGAAGGAAGACATTCGAATCTCCGACATCTTCCATTGGAGGCGGACGGATACGCCGATCACGATGAGTCGCAACAACGCGATTGAGGTCGCGAAGACGTCGGACGTCGACTTCATTCTGATGGTCGACAACGACATGAAGCCGGATGCCTATCTCGGCAATAAGATCAATCAACCTCTCGGATTCGATCCCGCAGCAGAACCGTTCTGGGATTCAGCCTTCGACTTCTTGTGGAGACGAAAACAAGAAGGCGAACGTCCCGCGATGATCGCCGCTCCGTACTGTGGCCCACCGCCTCACGAGAACGTCTTCATGTTCCATTGGGCCAATCGTGAGAGCGAGCATCCAGTCGACCAAGATCTTGAACTGAAGCAGTTCTCGCGAGAGTGGGCTTCAGAGCAACGCGGGATACAAGAAGTTGCCGCCGCCCCGACCGGGCTGATCCTGATCGACATGGACGTCTTCCATGAACTTGAACCGCCGTACTTCTACTACGAGTGGACCGACAAGACGCAGAAGAACAAGGCGTCCACGGAAGACGTCACCTTCACCCGCGACTCTTCATTGATGGGTCATCCGGTGTTCTGCAACTGGAACGCTTGGGCTGGTCACTGGAAGATGAAGTGCGTCGGCAAACCGATCCCGTTGACATCCCGCCAGATTTCCAATCAGTTCGAAGCCGCGATCATGCGGAAGCATCTTGGCGTTGACACTTCTCTGGGGGAACGGTTTATCATTCAGGGAAGTGGACCGGCGGCAAAGAAAGTCGTTTCAGACGTCCCAGACGTCGCCGAAGAATGGCCGGAACAGGCGATGAGAGAATCTCTTGAGGAGCAAGAGAATGCCGCGAGAATCGGAGTCGAAACCACGGAAGAACGAAACGCTTGAAGAGACTATCGCGAGACTTCTTCGGGTACAGAAGAAGTCGAAGATCTCTGAAATCGGAGAAGCGATTCTGCGGGAATGGGGCGGCGCGGAAGACTTCGCGAGAGCGTTCAAGCACACGTACGACAACGCTCCCGCCGGATCTCTGATTCGAGCAAAACTGCTCGAAAGGATGCTCCACTTCGTTGACGTCGATGAGAAAGAAGAGATCGAGTTCGACGAAGAGGTTCTGAGTGCTGTTGTCATGGAACTGGCACAGAGACATGGACGCGACGGATCGACACATTCACAAGAAGACTCCGATCGAGAAGATTCAGGAGGGGCTGGATCTTCAGGTAGCGCTACGGAAGAAACGGAAGATTCCGAAACCCCCAGCGCATAAAGTCTTCTCCGGACTCACGACATACGAGCAGAAGATTCTGCGGCGTGCCGCTGCCCGTATGGCGAGACGTCGGTTCGACGCTCTAACGCTCTATGAGCCGCTTCCAATCGCGGAAGGTTTTCACGAATCGACCGCACCAGAGCGCATCGTGCGTGGATCAAACCGTGCAGGAAAGACATTGTCTGCCGCCGCCGAGATCGCCCGTGCTGTACGCGGTCTCGATCCGTACAACAAATACCCGAAGACGGACGGCCGGGCGTTCATCGTTGGGAAAGACCTCACCCATATTGGGCAGGTCATCTACAAGAAACTCTTTCAGGCCGGATCGTTCAAGATGATCCCAGCCAAGGACTCGCCTCTATTCGAAGCGCACAGACCTTGGACCGTGGATCACTGCAATCGAGCGAACCAGATCAAGCCAGCGCCACCGCTGATCCCCCAACGAGAAATCGAAGAAACCGGTTGGGAAAACAAGAAGGAAAACATCCCGTCCGTCATCACAATGAAGAACGGTTGGGAACTCGCCTTCTTCTCCTCGCTCGGAAAGCCGCCGCAAGGAACCGACCTCGATCTCGTGTGGTTCGATGAAGAAATCGTCGACCCGGCGTGGTACGTCGAGATGTCGGCACGTCTTCTGGACCGTTCCGGTAGGTTCATCTGGTCTGCGACTCCGCAAGCTGGTTCGGAACATCTGTGGGATCTTCACGAGATGGCCGAAGAACAACGGAGCCAGCGGCGTCCACGAGTTCAAGAATACATGATGACGCTCGCGGCGAATCCGCACATTTCCGATAGAGAAAAAGAGGAGTTTGCCGCGAAGCTTACCAATGATGCCGACATTCAGGTCCGCATCCACGGTGAGTTCGCCATCAGAACGTTCCGGATCTACCCGGAATTCGACATGGGGATCCACGGTTGCGAACCGTTCGCAATCCCGTCCTACTGGACTCTCTACATGGCCGTCGACCCTGGACGTCAAGTCTGCGGCGTCTTGTTTCTTGCGGTCCCGCCGGAAGGATCCGAGAAAGGAGACCACTTCTACATCTTCGATGAGCTTTACATCAAATCCTGCACAGCCGACGAATTCGGGCAGCAAGCATCGCGAGTTGGGCGAGGGGGTGGCTACTACACGTTTCTGATCGACTCGCGTGAAGGCCGTAAAGCTCAGACAGGTTCCGGAGTCACGATCGAGACGGAGTACGCTGAAGCCTTGAAGCGGTATGACTTCAGCAGCGAGACAACCGGAAACGGATTCATGTGGGCGCCGGACGATGTCAACGGGGGCATCGAAGCTGTTCGAGAATTGTTGAGGATTCGAGGTGACGGAAAACCGAAGTTGCAGATTTTCAAGGGAAAGTGCCCAAACTTGGAGTACGAGTTTGAGCGTTACAAGTGGGCGAGACAGAAAGAAGTTGTTCTGGACAAGCCCGCTCAGCGTAACGATCACCTGATGGATTGCCTCAGATACCTCGCGATCCATGATCCGCAGTTTCATGAAGTCACGCGGAAGAAGAAGAGAGAGAACTGGGCACTGAAACAAATCAGAATGAAGAAGGAACGGGCGAACCGAAATCGTGGAATGTACGCGGAAGGAATCTCGCTCGGATAACATCTTCAGGAAGCGAACGTAATGGATGCCGACGAATACACCACCAAAATCGGGTACACGCTCGAAGATCTCGCAAGAGAAGGGCGGTCGCTCCTGCTCTCGCTGTTCTTGAAACAGCCTGAAGAGTGGTTTGACCTTCCTCAGAACACGAAGGTTCGTTGGATTGAAAGAGTTGCGGAACCACTTTCCTTCCGAGTTTCTCAAGAGATTGGTACGACGTGGGAAGCTCTCGCGGCATCGCTCTACATGCAGTTCTACAATCGGACGGAAGCCGAGTTTGTTCAGGAAAGTCGCTACATCAGGTTGGCATGGCAGGCAGTAGCGCGACACCTCATCAACCTGTTGACGTGCGAAGACGAAGACGATGTCCGGTCGTTGGGACGGGACACGGATGCGCACTGGAAGGAATGGTTGCACAACAAACTGAAGGAAAAGGAGTCCAAGAGTGGCGAAATCACCCCCCCCGAAGAGGACTGAGGAAAGTCCAAAACAGACACCCAAACCGGTGTTCGAAATGCCGAAAGTGCTTGTGGGAGAGTTCGTTCTGTGGAGAAGTGGGCCTGGAAGCAACGACGAAGCAGCAGCTATCGTTAGTGCAGTATCCGCAAGATCCGTCGAACTTACGGTTTTCTTCCCGCACGGGATCGGGTATGGTATCCGAGACACGGTAAGGCACACTGACGATCCCGACGTCAAGGCCGCAGACATTGAAGAGTCCGGTGTCTGGCGGCACGGCCCGATGCGAGACCAACTGCTCGCTCTCGAACAAAAGGTTGAGGAACTGACCCTGCTCGTGGCAGGCGCTACACCCGACACCATTTGACAGAGAGTGAAGCAATGGCGCGAGTCGACAATCCGTTTCAACTCATTTCGCGCCTCTGGATGAAGAAGATCAAACTCGCCGTGGATTTCAAACGCGGCGAGTTCCAGATCGACGCGGACGATGCGATGCGGTTCTTTGATGGGCCGCACGACTTCATGTACCGCACCGACTACGCTACCAAGAGCGGTTCATTCCAGATGTCGACTGAGGACGGGAGGCCGAATCCGACCTTCCGGATGACCACGAATAAGGTCGCGGAGATGGTCCAGCTTTTCGGACCATACCTCTACCACCAAAATCCGCACCGTCAAGTCAATCCACGGGTACACAGTTCCATCCCAGTTCAACTCTTGATGGCGAACGTCGTCGGCCCGCAGCTTGAGCAAATGCAGCAGCAGTTCGATCAGAGCTTGCAGCAGCAGAACATGACTGAGCAGTTGCGTGCATCGCTGATGGCAGCGTATCTCAACTACACGCCGAACGAGTTTGATCTGAAGACGCACTCGCGCCAAGCGATCGACGAATGTCTGATCAAGGGCATGGGAGTCCTTTGGCACGAAGTCTTCATCCCGGAGGGATCCCGCCAGAGATTTGTGCGAAGCATCTACGACACGGTCGACAACTTGGTTTTCGACCCTGACATGGAGTGTGTTCGCGACTGCAAGTGGATTGCACGCCGACGTGTTATGCCAGTTTGGGAGGTTGAAAACCGGTTCGGGATCAAGCCCGGAACGATCAGAGGAAATCTTGCTTCAACTCACCAGCAAGCCTACGACTCAGAGACTTCGTCCGGAGACGCGGAATACGACTTCTACAATCCGAAAGGTGACACGAATGATCTCCTTGCCTTCTGGGAAGTCTACAGCCGAATGGGAGTCGGTCATCTCGCGGAACACCCAAACGCGACGTACTGGCACAACCAGCAGGGAGGACCGTACAAGGAGTATTTCGAGCAGTTTGGTCCTCACGTCTACATGGCTGTTTGCGAAGATTACCCGTTCTTGCTCAACGTGCCCGACGAAGTGTTCCAGATGGGTTCCCGTGAGGATGTGTTCTACCGACTTCAGTGGCCCACTCCGTTCTGGGCGGACCCGGCGCACCCGTGGCCGTTCACGGAGTTAGAGTTTCATCCTCGGCCACGAAAACTCTATCCGATGAGTCACCTGAAGCCCGCCCTTGGCGAACTCAAATTCATCAACTGGGCAATGTCCTTCCTCGCCGACAAAGTGAAGAACACGTCGCGAGACTTCATTGCGATCCTAAAGTCTGCTGGTGAGGATCTGAAGACCGCCATCCTTACCGGGCGAGACCTCACTCTCTTGGAGATCTCGAAACAGCACGGACGGACGATCAACGACGTCATTCAGTTCTTGCAACATCCACCGATGAACCAAGACATTTGGCGTGTGCTCGAACAGGTGATCTATCTCTTTGAGCAGCGTACCGGCATGACTCCGCTCCTCTATGGAGAGTCGGCACGGCAGCATCGTTCCGCCGAAGAATCCAGAATCAAAGGGGAGGCCACACAGACGCGACCGCAAGACATGGCAAACCGCGTCGAAGACTGGATGACACTTGCGGCACGAAAAGAGGCGATCGCCGCCAGATGGCATCTGCGGCCGGAAGACGTCCTTCCGATCATGGGACCGGCACACGCTCAGGTTTGGGGGAGGATCATTTCTTCTTCTGAAGTCACTGCCGTCGTCCGTGAACTCGAATACCGGATCGAGGCCGGTAGCATCCGGAAACCGAACAGGGAGCGGGACATTGCCAACGCTACTCAGGCTGTTCAGGTATGGGGACCACTACTCACGAACTACGCTTTCCAGACTGGCGATTTCAGCCCGCTCAACGCCCTATCCGCGTACTGGGCGAAAGCGAACGACATGGCGCCTGAAATGTTCCAGATTCAGCCCCCGCCACCTCAGCCACCTCAGCCGGATCCGCAGCAAGAGATGCAGATGCAAATGGAGCAAGCGCAGTCCGCTCAAGAACTCGAACAGGACGCGGAGCGTCACGAAATGGAGATGCAGAAGGCGTCTGCCGATCTCCAAGCAAAGCTGTTGTTGACGCAGCTCGACACTCAGCAAAAGCGGTTCGATCTCGCCGCACAGTCTCAGGAGAATCAGATCAAGTTGGCTTCGCAGATCGCACAATCACAAGCGAAGCTGGAGGCAATGGAAGCAGAAAGCAAAGTTCGAAGAAAGGCACAAGCTCGTGGGAACGGAAGCACGCGCAAGAAAAGTTAGATCCGGAAGAGTCGCGCCGCCGAACGGTGAGACTCCGCAAGAATTCTACGATCGTCTCGTGGCAGGTGGTATGTCGCCCCGGCTCGCAGACGCTCTTGCATCCCGTACGTTTGCCGGTATCGGGATGACGGACTCGATCTTCATGGAAGGACGCTGGAATTCCGGCGGAATTGCAGACGAACGAGTTGCCGCAATCTACCGGCAAATGGCACGCGAATCCGGTGTCAGTCCTGAAGGGAAAACCTACTGTTCTGGTTTGGCATCTTTCCCTGGAGACCCTCGCGCGTGGGTTGATTCAGTCGCCGACGTCAAGCGTGTTGCCGCCGAAAAGAATCTGATCCTTGAAGGCGGAATCAACTACACTCCCCCCGATAGCATGGATGCTCCGATTGATGATCTCAGTGGACGGTATGAAGTCGCGGACGACATCGTTGATGAAGCGATGCTCTCGGCAGCGGAAGATAACCCGGACCTCGCCGAAGAATGGGCTGCAAAGCCAGAAAAGTTCAAAGAGGCGAGACATCAAACCAAGGAACTCTTTTCAGGAAACGATTAGGGAGAGTGAATCATGGCAATCAGTGCAAAATCGGCGAACCGTCTCGCCAAGTGTCTCGGTGCGGATGTTTCGAGTGAGTTGGTCACTCAAATCAACAAGCTCGAAGATGCCGAAGCTAACGAACTGGACTTCCTCGACGGCGTGACTGCCGGGACAGCGGCGGCCGGAAAAGCGTTCGTAGCTTCTGCCGCAGACAACACGACTGCGGTGCTGGATTTCTCAAGTATGACGCTTGCCGCAGGAGCAAGGGTTCTTCGTGGGTCATCGCTCGACTTCGAAGCCGTCACCGGCTGGATGGCATTCTCCGGCAACACCACAACCGGATTCCGCTACGCCACCTATTTCCAACCGACCACGGATGGAGACGCCAAGATTCTCGGTCACGGCATCTTCCCGCAAATCATCGACGGCGGGGCGTCAGACCGGATGCAGTCCGTTTCGACGGTAATGTCCGTCGAGTCTGGCGGAACACTGGAGGACAGGAACAATGACGCCACTGCCGGGGCACACTGCTTCTGGGGCAAGTTCGGGGCAAACCTCTCAAACTGCACCATCGAATCCGGTGCAAGAATCGCCCCGTTCTGGAGTGACATCCAGATCAACAACGGAGACGTCTCAGGGGAAGAGGTCTTCCATTTCTTCGCGTCGGCCGGTGGAAGCCGCGCGCGTGCCATGTTGCGGATCGAAGGACACTCTGTGTACTTCCTTGAGTCCAGCGCCGGACTCGACGATCAGATGGCAGCGTCAAGCGGATACGCCGACACGCAGGGCGCCACGCCTTCTGGCTACCTCAAGGTGAATCTTAACGGCACCGTTTACGGGATTCCGCTGATGGCCGCAACATAACAGAAAGGTATCCGATGGCTGAAATCAACCTTCAGGCTTTGGAACACCCGGCGAAACGAACCTTGCATGGAGGGACTGGGTATTTCGAAATGTCCGAAAACGACCGCATCAGGATTCAGACGTCCCCGCCCGGAGTAGAAGTCCTTGACGAGCGGGTTCCCAGTGGGAAAGTGTGGATGATCATGGTTTCTGTAAGCATTATAGAAACCGATGCGTAACAACAAGGAGCATCATGAAACTCAACCTGAAAGAACGGCTTCTCCTGTTGCAGACTCTTCCCCAGCAGGGGAACATCCTCACTCTCAAGATCATCCGTGACATGCAGTCCAAGATCGCTCTGACTGCCGATGAATTGGAAGAGTGCGGAGTTGTCAACGACGAAGCGACGGGCCAAATCAAGTGGAAGAGCGACAAGGAGATCGAGATCGAATTCGGGATAAAAGAGACAGACATCATCGCCGAAGCTCTCGAATCACTCAACAAGTCGAAGCAACTGACGATAGATCATCTCGCACTCTGCGAGAAGTTTCTTGAAGAAGGGTGATACCCAATGAGCATGATGGTTTCAAACCAACGGACGATCATCCTCGCCAACACGACCTTTGCTCCAACTGTAGGGGCCGCGAACTACTTCGGATCGCGGACTCACCAGTTGGAGCTAAAGGCACTTGGCGTAGGGGCGTATCGCCAGTCAACGAAGTTCGCATTCAACGCCGTCCGATCGAATCGTTGGATCGTTGACGCAGCGATCGAGCCGAAAGGCGCCCCAACTGCCGGGGGCGCGGTCAACATCTGGATCGGCTATTCGAATTCCGCAACGGCAGCGGAAGACAACAAGGCGAATCTGACCGGCGCCGATGCAGCGTATGTCGGATACGGCGCGGCGGCGGCGGATGCGACCGAAGCGGTGAAGTTGCTCGACTACGTCGGTTCGATCATGTCCACCGCCGACGATGCGATCTTCACCGGCGAGGTCGGGATCATCGAACCGAAGCTTCCGTATGGGATCATCGTCGTCCAGAACAACCTGAACGTGAGCCTGGAAGACGGTGACTCGATTGAAATGTGCGTCAGAATCCGCGAACTATCACCTGCACGTTGAGGCTGCCATGCGTCCTTCATGGGAAACTGGCTTTTGCCAGAGACAGTGCGATGCGATGTTCCCGGAATTTTGGTCGGGGCTGATCGGGGCGTGGTGTCCGTCACTCGGCCAACAGGACCAACTCCGGGACGTTTCCGGGCACCAGCGCCACGGGACGATCAACAGCGCTACGTGGACGAAAGCGGTGGTCGCGAATCAGCTAACCGACGTCCTCACGTTTGCCGGTGCGGAAGACGTCACGCTTGACCGGACGACGTCCGACTTGAACAACTGGTTTCTTGGTTCCATGTCCGCTTTCGCCTCATTCTCCGTGGGAGCGGTCGGGCCACAGTACATTGTCGGGTCAGTTCATCCAACAAACGATCCATTCTTCATCCGAGTTCGTCAAGACACACCGGCATTCATCTCGAATATCGAGACAGATTCAGGCAGCGTCTTCGCGACGACAAACATCGCCTTCTCTCTCAACACATGGTACTCCTTCGGATTCGTTTACGACGGTGCGTACATGTGGAACTACAGGGATGGGATTTGCATCAATCCAAGTGGAGACGCCCAGACGGGTACGATCAACACTTTCGGTGGTCTCTACATCGGACGTGAGACAACAAACTTCTACACCGGAAGTATTGGAAACGTCTACTTGTGGGACCGCCCGTTGCCGCACAATCTCTGGAAGCAACTACATGAGGATCCGGAAGCTCCTTTAAGACTCAAGGACTAAGAAATGGCACAAACGGTCGTAGCACTGAAAGTCAAAATCGGTCTGAAACAGGTCGGAAGTGGGGCAGAATACCCCGACTTCAACGCAATTCTGCGCGCACGGGAACCAAAGATTGAAATGGACT